CGCAGTGAAAGTTCCTTTGCAGATATTGGCTCCGCGTAAGGTACCGAGCTTCAAAAATCCGAGTTTCAGAAATGAACTTCGGCAGTGGGCTTTGGTCAACCCAACACAATGGGTCCCAGAAAGAACTAGGGCAGAGAAACTGATTCGTGCTATTATCGAAGGAGAGGTAGGATTGTTGAACATGCCAATAAACAAGAACGCTTTGTTGGAGTGGAGAAATACTATTGACATAGGGTATCGCGGAGAACCAAAAGAAATGATGGTTGTCCAAGGTGATCCCGGATGTCGAAAGAGTTCTACACCGCAAAAGCTCATGAAAAAGTTACGTATTTATGGAATGTGGAACGTGGTCGCTCCTACAAATGCCATTGCCGCAGATTACAGGGACAAGTTGGATGCAACTACGCCTGATGCTCGTGGTAAGAAGATGCACGGAGAGATGGTCGCAACATGGGAAAGTGCTTTGGCCAAATATTTATATTCCGACATAATGATTGCTGATGAGGACAAATACCCGCCAGGGTATTTAGCTATGTATCATATATTGAACCCGACTGCGAAAGCGCAGCTTTTCTTGGGCGACATGTGGCAAGCTTCGTGGCACAGCCCGACTCCCACAGCGTTGAATGCTGAGATAAGCGAGATGGAATACTATTCCCAATACACGAAGGGATATATCGTAGGAACATGGAGGATGGCTGGAATGAGCGCTGCTTTCTGGAGAATGCCCTCATATTCGAAAATAAAGGGATGTTGGGCGTTTGCAAATACAATACCGACTCGGTGGATTGATCTGAAACAGTATTTCCCGCATGAGAATGATGCTACTTTGCTTGATATGTGGACAGAGAGAGTTGAGATGTTGCCTGCACATTTTGATACCGTTCTTGCAGCCGAATTGAGGGGGAGTGAAGCCCGCTCTTTTTCTGGCTCGATTGGTATAACTGCTGCCTTGGCAATAATCATAATAGACGATCGTGTGTTGCGAGGAGGAGATCCCAGGCTAGTGTACACTGCTATGACGAGAAGTGCCAATATATTGTTCGTGAATCATTGGATCGCCAACGGAAGAAGTGAGTATTATGCAAGTCAGCACCCCGTGTTCAAGGAGCTGGAACATTACCGCATTTCCTATCGGCGTGGCAAGATCACACAATTTGATCCTGAGCACACTGTGAGTATCAGAGAAGCGTATCGTGAGTTCCCACCCGAGTGGGATATATATCATGCAGGACCTTTTGAAAAGTGCACCAATTATGCACAGATCGGAAGGTGGTGGCCTACTGTGGATGTTGGAGGAGCTCAAGAATGGGAGAGGTACGTTGACCCCGACAAGCGAACTGGTGGTGCGCGTTTGGCTAGAGACGAGGAGGCTTATTTGGAAGCAAATCAATTTCAGGCATTCATAGATGAGACGCCTGAGTTTGTTCCTGAGGAACCTCCCGTTGCTGAACAACAAGTACCGAATTACATTCCTATGACAAAAGTTCCCGTTGCTAACAGACAGCAGTGGGAAGAAGGGATGAATTCACAGATCAAAGACAGGTATGATGCTGAGCTTGTTGCTGCTGGTGAGTATTCGAATCAATTCCCAGATACTCCAAGGATCTTGTTCAATGCTGCTGAAAAGTTAGCTGAGATGATTGAGAAGGCTCCGGGTCGCAATAGGCGAATCAAAAGTCGTTACGTTTTCGAAACCATAGCAAAAGGGGGAATGGAGGACTTGACAATGTCTGACAATCCTATTTTGCGGTGGGCCGCATATCAAAGGGCTGATGACAAGGTCTCCTATCTTCATGCAAAGAAACAGAGAATTCGTTTCTCGACCGGAGAAAACAATTTGGCCAATTACAACTCGCAGGCTTTGTTCGGAGATGCGTGTTGGGAAGCTTTCAGAAAATATATGGGCTGGCACACTCCCGTTCCGTGGGACGAATTGTTTTACCACAAGTGCGTTGAAGATTTCCAATTCCGTAGAGGAGACAGAAGCGTGGCGATGAAGAAAAGTTCGTTGAACCGAGCAGATCCTGATTACCAGATCATGATTACACTGAAACAACAGCTCAAGATGAAGGATGGGGACAACACAAAAGCAAAGGCTCCGCAGCCTATCTGGGTACACCCAGATTGGCAACTATTTGCAGAAGGTCCTTATGGCATTTACCTGTTGGAGATGGTGCTGAAGCACAAACCTCCTTGGTGGCATTTCCACGCCAAACAAACATATGAGCAGTTTGAGGGTTGGGTCAGCACTTATTTGGCAGATACTGAGATATATGAGATGAGTGATCAGACCGGACAGGACCAAGCCGCTCAAGGCTGGGCCGTCCGTGTGTTCGAAAATCTAATGTTGTGGTTCAGTTTTCCACAGCATGTGGTTGATCAATTCAAGCAGTTCAAACTGTTTAAAGTGGCTCAAGGACACATTGTGGCCATTATGACAGATTCTGGAGAAGTTTGGACATTTCTTATCAATACGATCAGTTCGACTGCGAGAGAGTGCTTGATGTATGATATTCGACCTGGGCATCCAATGGCGAATGGAGGTGATGACACTCTTAGGGCTCCAATTGTGACGGTTAGCGTTAATTATGCGCCGTTCGCAAATATTGATCCTTGTGCTGACAAAAGGTACACTTCGAAGCGTGGAGATTTCACGTCTCACTGCATTGTCAAAGGAGTCTTGTTCAAGAATCCACAACTGCTGCTGGCACGCTTCGTAAATAAAGTGGCCAGTGGTAGAGGACAAGAGTCAGTGTTGGGATACGCCGAGATGTTCAAGCGCAATTATGACCTAAAAGAGTTGCTCGTCGACTTGCTCACAGAGGAGGAAATGGATGCACACAATATCATGACTCGAATTATGTTCAATTTGAGGCGTGAAGGCTTGAAGGCTCCGAAAAGCTGGGAGAAGTACAATCTCATAGAGCTGCAAGAGATACCCAAATTAGAAAACTCAGATTTCAAAATGCTGGACACTGTGAGAGCTTTCGCCAGTCACATCAATGGCATTGTGGAGAATGAAGGTATGATCAACAATGCTTTTCAAGACTACAATGTTATGGCGTACACCGCCATGTTGTGATTATCAATTATGGACGAAGTAAAACTCGAACTTACGAACAAACCTGATGGAGTCAGTCCGCTGGAAGGCACGCAGAGCAATGTTTGGAACAAAGCTGTGCATACAACGAAGAAAACAAGTGTTGACAAAGCGTTGGACGCTTTGCTACAAGGAAATATGGTTGGTCTTGGAAAGGTGTCTCTCGACTGTGTCGAGATAGTCTATATGATGACCGCTACTGGTCAAGAGATTCAGGCTGCGTTTACTAGTACTTCCTGTGGGGAAGATTTGGACACGGCCAGTTTCGATGTTGGAGGCATCAATATAATGGGCACGGATAACAATTTGAAC